TTCTTTATTAGAATGTACTTTAAGGAAATTCTCAATCCAAGTTTTTGCTGTTGGACTAAATTGGTCATGTTTCATAACCTTAGTTAATTTTTGGCCAGTTAAATTCAACCCTTCCATACCAACTATTACTCCTGCAGCTTCATACATTTGAGTTGCCACAGTTGAATCTTCAGCTTGAACTAATGCATCAACATCAATTTCTTTATCTTTAGGTAATTTTGAGACAGATTCATGCAAAAAGTTCTGAACTCTATCTACAGGGGGAATGTAGGATTCGTTTCGGGGTTTAACTTGCCGAACGTATTTTTGTAAACTCATTCAATAACTCCATGTGTAAAATCTAATAATAGTATTTATATAACATAGAGTTTAGTGAATGTCAAGGATAATGTAAATAACTTCCTACAATGTATTTTGGTTTATTCACTGGAGGCAGACCTGTATGCATCCACGGCCATAGTGGTGGAAATAATAACAGGGAACCGCGAATACAAAAAGAAACAAACTTACCGTCTTTTGGACTTATAATAGTTTGTCCCTTTTCATTATTATCAAGATATATAAAGGCAGCCAAAAATCTCTTTGCAGTTTTATGGTCTAGAACATCAACATGGTCTGGGAAATTTTCTTTACCGTCAGGCATATAGCGTTTAATCTTCGGTGGCTCAAAACCAAATTTCTCTGGCCATTGATTGTCCTTAATATCACAATCTTTTTTATATATGTGAGCATAATTTACTATGGTATTTGCTATATCATTTGCTTCATTCTTCCATATTGTATCTGGCGAATGAAGTAAATTAATTTGAGTTAATGTTGCACCACTTCCACAATCTTGAATCTGATGATGTTCTGTGTCTGATTCAAACATCTTAATTAGACGTTGACACTTTTCAAAACTCATTACGTTGTTATAAACCCGAATATAGTTATCCATCCAATAACTCCAAATTATTTAATTGCAATTGCACCGATAAAAAGATGGTTCTGCCAAAATGATTGAATAGCCTTAAAACCAGCATTATCTAACATATTCTCAATTTCACACCAAGAATTTGGTTTTAACATATTTTGTAAAACCTTTTCTTTATCCATGATATCATCATATGGAAACTTTTGATTCTTAAATTGGTAGTATATTGTTCTTAACATATTCTCAATCCGACTATGACTAGTATCAATCTTTTCTGCAAAGATGAATGCACCACCTTCATTTAGTCCATCATATACATTCTGGATTACTTGTGACCTAGAAGCGTATGGCATAAACTGTAGAGTGAATAAAGATGTAACCAGAGAACAATTATTAAATTCATAGTTACGAATATCATCAAGAATGAAATCGACCTTTGTATTAGGGTATTTTTTATCAAGTTCTTTTTTTCTGTTCTTAATATTATCAAAGAAACCCTCTGCAACTTCTACACCAACATAGTTTGCATTAGGACAAACATCATTGTTATACTCCATAACCCTTGCTGTAAGTTTGCCTGTAGAACAACCAATGTCTACAACTTTCGTATCAGCTTCGACAAAATACCTTGAAAGGTTTATAACATCATCTAATAGATTACGATATCCTCTTATACTCCAATCAATGTGTTCATCAAATCCTTCTTGCCGATGAGCAAAAGTAAAATCAGTCATTATATTTCTCCAACACGTTAGTATAAACAGCTTCTGCTATAGCCTTCATCATAAGAGGTGGCACCATTCTACCACAGCGTTCAGCCTTCTTACTGTGTTTCCCTGTAAGAATAAAATCGTCTGGTAAACTCATAATTCTTTTCAATTCGGCAATAGTGAACTTTCTTGGTTCACTCCAATGACATCCACCAGCACCAGTTTCTCCAGCACCAGTTGCGGTAACAGTAGGAGAAGGCAAATGTCTGGAACATCGCTTAACATTAAAATGCCACCCCTTCGGATGATAATTCATACCAGACAAAACCTTATCAGGGTCTAATGGCATTAGAGCAACGGTATCCTTATAATGAGCAGAGGCAGTCCATCTTTTTATCAAATAATCAATTTCCTTCTGATCATATTCTAATCCTTTAAAAGCCTCTTCTAATGAAATAACCTCACTAGTACCTTCTGGAAAAATGCTTGCAATATTCATAAAAGTCAATCCAATATTTGCAGTTACATCTTCTCTTACAGCTATAAAGAAAACGCGTGACCTTGTTTGTGGTACTTCATAATTTACGGAATTAAGAACTTTAGATGCCACATCATATCCTATGTTTTCAAATGAATTTTGTATCTTATTATAATACTCTTTGGCTTCACCCATAGTCAAACCAGCAACATTCTCTGCAATAATAACTTTAGGTTTAATATCATTAGCCACTCTTAGAAATTCAAAAAACAAATCTTCAATATTTTCTATCTTCTTACCATCAGAATAATTTTTAGTAGAACCCCATCCATCAGAATGTTTATTACCTGATTTGTGGCTTACAATCCCTGCCATTGAAAATGCGCTACAGGGGGGCGATCCATCAAGAATATCAAGTTCACCTACATCGACACCAGCTGCATCAAGAAAATCCTTACCATTAAGTTCCTTTATATCGCCGGGAAGAATAACTGTATCTGGATAGTTTTCTGCATAGGTCTTTTGGGCTTCCTCTACAAATTCGTTGATGACAAGAACTTTACCACCAGCAAGTCTGTATCCAGTAGAAGAGCCACCCCCACCCGCAAAGGTGGAGATGACTTTAAACTTCTCTTGGGCAGACGCATCATATACGTCTTTTAGTGTGTAGGGTTTATATATACTCAATTCACAAACTCATCATATGACACAAGTTCACCATTATCATACATTTCCTTTTGTCTTTCGTTTTGAACCTGTGGACATATACCCACAATTTCATAGCCGTATTCTGGTTCAAGAGTTATACGACCTAAAGATTTACCGACTAGAATGTATATATCACGATATGCTTTATCTACCTCAGTCTTAAACTTCTTAACTGCCGCTTGTGCCTTTTCCAGAGTATATTCATTTACATTAAGCACAACTTTTGTGATCTTACCTTTCCTTCCATTTGGAAGAACATATCGAAAAACAAAACGCTCTGCCGCCTTGCCTCCGGCCTTTAACACCACAACACCATCATAATCAGTTTCTTCCTCAACCCATTTTGCCCATTCACCTTCGGCCTTATTTCTAATTACCTTATCGCCATGATGAAAACGATCCCAAGCATTGTTAATAATTTTGGTTATTTGACCGTTATCGTTACTAAGAAGTTTTTCTACTTCATAATCACTATACAGACGTTCTCTTAATTTATCCTTAGTTAGTGGGACAATAAGTCCCTCTTGCATATCTGCAATTAAAGACTCCTCAAGACCTGCTGACTTTGCCCTATCTGCATATGGGTGATAATTTGATTTCTGTGAAACTGGACGACTCATACCTTTGGCAACACTTACCCTGATAACGGGCATGATTGGTTCCCAATTATGTTTCTCCACCAGTTTCCATATTTCATTTTCTCTGGTGCGACCATCTTTAACTTTACCAGTTTCAATATCTTCAGTTGGTGGGAGATCATGAACATTGAAACCATCACGCTCCAAATCGTATCCTAGTGAGTCACTCGCATCTGGTGTACCCTCTGGACGTATCTCAAGATTATCATCAGTTGGTTTTTTTATAATTCGCCACGCAATGTCAATGGCCATCATTCCTTTTGGAAGATGTTCTTTTAATTTTTGGGGGGTCCAGATTGATTCTATTCTATCTAAATCTAGGTCACGGCCTAGAACTTTTCTAATGTCAGTCATAATTTTCCTTTCGATTTTCATCAGTTGGTGCAATCAATTCGTCCTCCGACATTTAGATTGCAATTGTATTTATAATACCAAGCTTCATGCATAAAGTCAAGTACTTTTTAAAAAAAATCCTCTAAACTTCCTTGGGAACCGTAGCTCCCATCAATCGCCCAATTAATCTTATCACAAATAAATTTAAGCGGTTCAATAAATGATTTTTCATATTGTGTATTATAATCTACATACTTCAAAATGTCAAGTTCCTTTGGAAAAGTAGTAATAAACGAAAACGCACTTGATTGATAAGGATTTGGTTCTATCATATGAACAAATTTTATTTTTTCTCCATCTAAAATTGAAGTGAATTTGTTTTGTAATTTATGTTTCTCGATGAGCATATTAAATAAAATTGCACCTTTAACTGCTATCGGACTTCCTTTCTTAAAAAATCCATATTTAACTTGTTCACCATTTTCAAGATCATAAGTGCTTTGAGCAATCTCTGTATATTTTTTAACACCATTAACAGAACGTGGATATGCAATATCCTCTGGTGGCAAAGACATAAACTCTTCTCTAAATTTTTGGATGAAAGTGTTTAGTTCTTTTTCAGTTCCATTCATGATAATATTAAGTGATTCTTTTAATTTCTCACGGCAAGGTGCTGGAGTAGAACTTTTAACGCTCTCAATCCCCATCATTTTCAACAGTGGAGTTTTATATCGAACACCCTCATTATCCCATACGTTAAGAATATATCTTTTCTTCGCAGTCCAAATTCCACGATCTGCAATAACCTCTCTACCCATCTCCATCTTTTGTTCGTATGCGTTCATAGTTTTAGCAAGAGCTGAATAACTTTTATGAATAAAAGGTTCCAGCTTCTCTTTTGCAATTGTATCCAAGAAGGTAACAATTCTGCTAGGTTCTGTTCCCTCTTCATACACGTTACTAACCAACTTGTCAAAAGTGATGTAAACCGAATCGGTATCCGACGCAATAACATAATCCTCATTTTTTGTCTCCAAGATTTTATTAAGGTAGATGTTAAGAGCTTTCTCAATCCACCGTATAGAAAGTTGGCCAGACGTTGTAATTGCAGTCGCAACCATGATATTAAAGAAACGAAAGAAATTATTGCCGATAGCGCCGTATGCAGAATTAAGAGAAATCTTCTTTGCCATTTGGATGTTGTTATATCTTGATATGTCTTTGAGGAGCTTAGGGTCTTTAGTGTCCTCATATTCTTGCTTAGCATCGAGCATAAGTCTTTTATACTTTGTTCGATCATTGTATATCTTCTCCATAATCTCCGGCAGAAATCCTCGCTTATCTTTTCTAAAAAATGCACCATTAGGAGTCATACAATATTCAGTTGTATTTCTAATCTTGCCGTCAAGTATCTTATCCACCATTCCTTCTTCTAGTTCTACGCCACTGTTTACCAAAGTCTCTGGTGAAATATTATATTGCATAATCAAATGAGGATATAGTGAGTTAAGGTCAAACGACATAACCCAATTATGCATACCTACTTGTGGGTTTTTTACATAAGCACCTTCATACTTTTCTACCTTATCTGCCTTCATTTTTTGAGGAATAACGATATTCTTTTCTCTCAGATAATTATATATAAGTATATCCCAATAACGAACAGTGCCAAGAACATCAATATAGT